CTTGCCGCTTACGTATATTTCAATGGTGCTCAGTACGTTCTTAACTAGTGTTTTAATATCTACACCTCCGGGTGCTAGGGACTTGCTAGAGTTTGGTTTTTTTGTTAGTATTGGTATAACTGCAGGATCCCTAGGTTTAATTTAATTTAAATGACAACTACATATACAGAGGCAGAATTAGGTCTGCGTCAACAAACGTTATTAATATTGTTTAAAAATTTTGGTAGTGGAAATTATTCCAATCAGTCTATCTACGAATGTGCTGATGATTGGGTAAGTAAGTTTAATACTACTTCAGGGCTTGTCAAATATTACAAAACGTATTATACTTCTTCTAAATAAACGTTCATGTCTAACATGACAATACATAGAATTAGGTTATCGAAAATGCAAAAAGTTGTAAATGTACTTGCTGTTGCGTCTGCTGCTGTATCTCTTGCCGTTGTTGGCACTGCTGGTTACGTGTTTGTTAATAAGGACGCGATAATTAAAGATGTTACAGACAAAGCAATGGAATCAGTCCTAGGTGGTGGACTTGGTGGACTTGGTGGTGGTGCTGATTTAGGTGGGGATCTACCTACTGGTGCTCCTGATCTTTCACCACAGACTAATCCTGCTGCTGCTCCTCAAGCATCTGCTGATCTTTCACTTTAAAAAATAAAAAATAGTTAAGGTGGCTATATAAGTATAGTCATCTTATTTTTATGTCTGAAGAAGTTAAAGAAGATCTTCATGAAGAAGATCATAAAGGGGATAAGAAAAAGAAAGGTATCTTAGGTAAGGTAAAGTCTGCTATCATTCCTGATGCAGAAGAGCAAGCAATGATCATCAGTACAATGGTACGTATTACCGTTCTTGCTTGGAGCGGTGGAATATTGACTTTAAACTACGTTGCTATCCCAGGTGTACCACAACAGAAAATAGATCCGACATTTATAGCTAGTGTTTTCACCGGAGTTTTAGCTAGCTTCGGGATTCAGACAGCATCTAAGAAGGGTGATGGAACTATGAAGATGGATAAAGGTGGTGGTAGTGGACCCGGTGGTCAGATCTCTAAAGCAGATATGGAGAAGTTGATTGAGAAAGCAACTCAAGCAGCACCTGCTCAGACAATTAGAATTGAGCAAGCACCTATAGCAATTACACCTGTTCCACCACAGAAACCACCAACTGCATGATTCTAAGAGGTATATGATGAAAAAGTGGATAGGAATTAGTTTAGGAGCATTAGTAGGTATCTCTCATATAGGTATGATAGGGATGATTTCTAGGCAACAGAAGTTTCCTATAGTTAATGTTCCTGTTGGTGAGTATACTTCTTATGAAGTAAAGGCAAGTAAGGATGGGTATTGGATTAAGTATCGTGCTAACGATCCTAAGGTGATGCATGTGGAACGGGATATTAAACGTAAAGGTGGCTTTCTGGGACTGGGTAACAACACTACTACGGTCAGAGAACAGTACACGATGGATGGGTCTCAGCACTTGGAGAATAAACCAGTGGGAAAGTCCCTTAGCGACAAAGAAGTCGCATGTCTCAAAGCACAAGGTGGTGGAGAATCGACTGGAAAGATTGTCGGAGGTAGTATCGGTGCCTCTGTTGCTACTACTGGTGTCTCCTCTATTCCTTATGTGGGTTGGGTGCTCGCTGGTGCTGCTACTATGCTCGGCATGGAGCAAGGAGGAGAAATAGGTGGACAAATGGCAAGAGATTTTGCAGGGTGTGAGGATCTATGAGAAAAATTTTAAAATGGATCCGACGTTGGATAAATATAAACGATCCCCAACCATGGAAAGATGAACAAGATTAAAGGAGCATTCGACAAGGTAGTTGAATGGGATAAGCAATTAATTAAAAAGTGTCAAGATAAATTTGGATGGACAGACTATCAAGTAGTTGTCATTTCATTTGCTAAAGGATTTGTTATTGGTGCAATTCTTTTATGATAGCAACTATAGATACTTCATGGACTTCAATAAGGGTTGCTCTTATTATGGTTCTTGGTGTAATATGGTTTTATCTTTTAAATGAACAATTAAGGAGTAGTGATGATGATGATTAATTTGTTGGCTGTATTATCTGATGCTGCTGAAGCATATAATTCTATATCATGGGCAGATGCTATCCCATTTTTAGCAGTAATTATTGGTCTATATTGGGTCAAGGTTAAAATAGATACAAGAGCAGGACTTGGTAAGAAGAAAGCAAAAGAACTTAAAAGAATTATTGTTGAGGCAATTAAGGAGGCAAAGTAATGGCATGGAGAAGCATTTGGTATGATGATACAAAACCAGAAGTAGATCCTTTTATTGAAGGATTAAAAGAGAAGGGTTGTCACTACAATGAAGATGAAGATTGTTGGGAAAGAGTATGGGTGGTAGCAACTAAGAATGGATCAGAAAGATCAAGAGAAGTTTATAGACCAGATGAGGATGGATGGAGAGTTGTAATGTATGGTGATAAGGGTGATGTATTCTTCGAGCATAGAGTCGATGGAACTCAATGATGTCAATGTAAATAATGTATTGGATGAGTTACGTCCTTATATTGAAGCTGATGGAGGATATTTGGAGTTTGTTGCTATAGATTATCTTAAGGATGGTCCTATAGTAATGGTAAGAATGTTGGGTGCTTGTGCAGGATGTGCTATGAGTGCTCAGACAATGACAATGGGTATTGAAAAGTTAGTTATGCAAAAATTTCCAGAAGTTCAAGGAGTTATATCTGTATGATTTTAGTTTTTATAGTAGTTGGTATTTTACTTACGCTTGTTGGTGTAGGTGTGTGGTTTACCTTTGGACCGGGAGGTAAAAAAATAAAAGATCCTATTGCAGAACATGCTAGAATGCATGAGTTGGGGATCGCACACAAACATGATTGATTGTCTGTAACCCCACATAATAATAGTTAATATTACCTATAAGTAAACTAAATATTTCTACAATTTGGCGAGCCCACGGCTAGCACTAATGTCACATTATACAGTGTCCTACATGGACGAAACAAGGAATCATCAAGAGATTTGCGAATACGCAGAAGATGCTTTCTCAGCAAGAAATCAGGCAGTACAAGACGTTCCATATTTACATTCCCATCCAAATAAGATAGACTGTATACAGAGTGAAGGGTCATTATTTTGTACCGTATTGTGAAAACCTTTATACAGACTCTGTGGATAGTATTGATTGCTGCAGCAGTTCTGTTCATGCCACAAATGGCATATGCAGCCGAGATACAAATGGGTGTCGATGGTATGCTGGTTTTTGAACCTTGTGAATTAACTGTTGATGTTGGTGAGAAGGTTACGTTTATTAATAACGAACTACCACCACACAATGTAATGTTTGCAGATTATCAAGAACTATCACACGGAGATTTAATGTTCTCTGCTGGTGAAAGTTTTGATGTTACCTTTGAGAAGGTAGGTGATTATTATTTCCAGTGTGATCCTCATGCTGGTGCTGGTATGAAAGGTGTTATTCACGTAAGCTAATGGAAGAAGTTGTTCAGAGCGTCAACATAATGATAGGTTTATTATTAGGTGGTGTATCTTGGTCAATTTACTATATAATGAGGATGGCATACCTTGAATCGAATGACGGAACACAGCCAGGAAACCAAGATAGCAATTCTTGAAGCAAAAGTTGAACATATGATGGGTCATGTAAAGGAACTCACTCTTCGTGTTCGTGCGAATGAGAAGGTAGTTGCTTCTGTTAGTCTTTTAGGAGTTATAGCCTGTACCTTTGTTGGTGCAGGTTATTTTGCTCCAAAGGCAGAGTCTGCTCCTACTGCTGGTGAATGGATAAATGAAATGAGAGAGTGGGAAGCAGAGAAAACAAGAACCTCACCTGAAGACTCTATAAATAATGCACTAGCTGATATGGAGATTGACAATGGGAGCAATGACCCCACCGAGCAGGAAGAGTTGTTACAACTTCCGAGTAGTGTCGATAGACAAGGTGTTGGACGGAGATACGATAGATGTCACCATAGATCTTGGATTCGATTTATACAAGAAAGAACGGGTAAGAATTGCGGGGGTTGATACTCCTGAGAAGAGGACTAGAAATTTAGAAGAAAAGGAACTGGGAATTGATGCAACCAACTGGCTCAAAAAAGAACTGGAAGATGTTTTGGCTGGCGATGATGAGCTCATTGTTCGTACTGAGCTTCATGGCGGCGTTGGGAAGTATGGTCGGCTTCTTGGGTGGTTATACGTGGGCGACGAACAAGTGTCTCTCAACGAACAAATGATTACACAAGGGTATGCCCATGCATATGATGGAGGAACCAAGGATATGAACCTTGAGGCACTCCGTGAGATACGTAGATCACATGGTACATTAATGGAGGGTTAATCATGAAAAAGTATTTAAATCAAACAACAGTTAATGTTATTGCTATAGCAACTGCTGTAGCATGGGGAGTATGTCTTGTCGGAAATGTTCTTGACAAAGGACCAGACAAAGACATGAAAGAACAATTGTTGGCGAATCGACGATTGGATTATGATCTAGGCCGACTTAAAACTTGTGGTGAATTAAAAAGATATGGAATTGAATTCCATCCAGAGGCACCAATGAGTTACTTATGTGCTGATGTAATTGTAAACACTCCAGGAGAATAACAATGGAACAAGTATTAAAAGATGCAGTAATAGAAGTGCCAGCAGCACCACCTGCACCATCAGAACCACCTGCAAGAGGTCCTTGGGGTACTGTAGGTGTTATAGTACTTGTTGTTGCAGGTATCGCTATTGCAACTAAAGTTCTGTCAGATTAATGACTCATAGTTATACTAATCCTTCAGAGAAGGTTGACACATCTAACGTAGAGTCCGATAATAGTGGTAAATCATCTATGAGTGATAGAGAGTGCATCTATAAATGTTTAGATAACTGTCGTCAACTTGCTGGACTTGATAGAAACCAAGTAGAAAGATTATGTAAAGAGTTTGTTGTTGAAAGGACTACAGAAGAACTACAAAATGAGTATCCCCCATTATGAGACTTGGTATTATGTGTTCTGGCAACGGAACAAATTTTGAAAATATAGTTCACTCATGTCCTAAACATGATGTAGCTATTATGGTCTACAATAAAAAGAAAGCTAAAGCAAAGAAGAGAGCAGATAGATTGGGTATTTCTTCTTGTTATAGTAAGAATGAAGATGAGATCATTGCATTGTTCCATGCATATGAAGTTGATATGATTGTTATGGCAGGATGGATGAGAATAGTATCTAAGAAATTTTGTGATGAATTTGCAGGACGTATTATAAATCTCCATC